CTAAGGCTCGGCGTCGAACACCGGTGTCATCGCCCTGATCGTGCAGGGCGTCGGATTGACGTGGCGGATCTTCACCCGCCCCTGCCCTTCCCAGCTGTCGTCGATCGGCACCTCGACATTGCCGGTGAACAATTTCGCCATGGCACCCGGAGCAACCACGGACGGGATGCGAACCTGCTCCCATCGGCCGCGGATAAACGACTGGACCTGAAGCCCGGCGATGTCGGTTTCCAGCAGCGAAAGAATGAGCTTGGCGACCTTCTTGCGCCGGCCGACGATCGAGCCGTCGCGGCCGCCGACGTCCAGCTCCAGCGTGTTGGCCTCGGACTGGTAGCCGAGCCCGACCTGCCATTTGGCGGCGGTGGCGCCGCCGGGCAGCATCACCTGGCCGGAAGCGACCGTGAGCCCTTTGTAGACCTTGCCGCCGGCCAGCACGTCGACCGCCTGGCCTTCGAGATGATCGAGGCCGGAGACGACATTGACGGCAGCACCCGAATAGGTCAGCCCGCAGTCGACCTCGAAAGCGTCCTCGATTGCCGCATATTCGAACGGCACGGTCTTTATTTCGATATAGCGCCTGGTCACGCCGCCGATCGTGCGCTTGACGATCAGCCACAGGTCGTCATTGCCGTCCTGGCCGGGCGTCACCACGGCGCTTTCGACAACGGCCCAGTTGGATCCTGCGAAGCTTCCGGCGATCTGGTGGATATGCATGCCGCGCACGTCTTGCGACGGCTGGTGCGTGTAGCCGCCGAGTTCGCCATTCCCGAGCGGGAACCAGAGCAGCGGGTCGGGGTCGGTCTGAAAGGCGAGTTCGACGACGCCTTTCTTCGGAATGTGCTCCGATATTTGACCGACGTCGTCGGAGGTGAAGCGGCCGGTGGCGTTTTGTGTCAGCTCGGCGATCGATTTGCGGGAGCGGGTGACATAGAGGAACGACTGCCCCGCATCGACAGGACGCATCGGGGCACAGCCGAAGGTCCGCGACCGGCGGTTCTTGAACGAGGACGGTGTCAGCGCCTCGTCGATGCCAGAGCCGGACAGCGCCCTCACCCCGCCAAGCGTTCCGATGATCAGCGCACCGTCCGATTCCGCCACCCACGTGATGTCATTGGCCTGACCGCCGCCGGCCTGCACGAATTCCAGCGCGTCGGTGTCTTTCTCGCCGGTGGCGAAGTTGTCGAAATCGCCGGTTTGCGAGGCATAGACCGAGAATTTTCGGCTGAACGCCAGGCGCTCCTCGTAAAGCGAACCGCTCTGCACGTACTTGCCGGGCACGAACGTGCCGAGACGCCAGCGGATGATCGGGCTGAGATCGGGCAGAGCATGTCCATACAACTGGACCGTGACCACCGTCATGCTGGTGCGGGCAGTGACCTTGGCCCAGCGCCAGAAGCCATCCGCGCCAAGCAGACGAATGGCGCGGCCGACATCGCTCGTCTGGAAACCAGTGCCGTCATTGATACCGACGGCCGAGGAGGCCGAGAGATCAAACGGCGTTTGCGACGGCGCGTATTCGTGCAGGGCCAGTTCGGCGATAGCGGTTCCGTCGCTGTCGCCGCCCGAAAACAGCAGCTGATAAAATTCGTAGGCAACCGTGTTGTTGAAGCCGTCGAAGAAGCGGGTTTCCGATTTGGACCAGCCGGTCTCTCCGTCCCGGCTGTCGAGCGTCGTCCAGTCGGTGCCGTTGTGCGAGGCCTGGAATTGCCACTGGGTCGGCGAGACAGTGTCTGAGTGATCATTCGTCGCGGTAATCCAGTAGGCGTCGACTGTCTTGGCCTCGCCGCCGCCGAACTGGTAGCGCAGATACCCGCTCGGAAATCCCGCTATGTCCACCCCCTCCTGCTTGTCGCCGTCGAACACCTGCCACACGTCGGATGAGCCGTTGCTGTTGCTGACCGTGCCGCTTGGCAGCGTATTCGAGGTCATGACCGGCATGGCGTTGCCGGTTGCGGCCGGCGTCAACGTCGTGGCGGTGGTGTTGATCTTGTCGTATGGGCCGTCGAGAAAGACGAAATCGGCGAGCGTCCAAGTCGTGTGCGCGGTGCGCGTCAGCACCTTGACCGGATAATCCTTGTGGGTGATCCACATCTGGTCTGCCGACTGGACGAACTGCAGGTCGAAGAGATCGGCCTCGAGATAAGGGGCCGCCACCTCGACCGTACCGACGCGGGCGCCATAGGCGTAGACGCGGATGTAAAGATCGCCGAATTCGAGCGCATAGGCCTGATCGGCCGAGAAGATGAACGGGATCAGCCGTGTCGCCTTCGACGAGTTGTTCACCTCCGCGCAAAAATACGTGCCGCCACGCTTTCTGATGCCGCCATGCGGCAGCGTGACGAAGTTCGTGCATTTGGACAGCGCCGCCCGGTAGAGCTCGAGCGAGGCGCGAGCGTGCAAGCGGGGAGAAATCTCGCCGCGGATGAATGCGTCCTGGACCGGATAGAGCGTGGTCATCGGCCGGCGAACCTGTTGTCGCCGCGTTGGAAAGCCCAGGACATATTGGAAAATCTGCCGCCGCGCTGGATGGCATTGGCCGAGTAGGCGGCATCCAGCGCCCTGTCATAGGCGCTGCGGGCGACGTCGATCATGCCGGACTTGTGGGTCAAGGGATGCGCGATCTTGATGGCGAGCGCCGCAATCAGCACCTCGGTGAACAGCGCGTCCCAGTCGTTGGGGTCGGTCAGGTTGGCGATATAGCGGATGATGCGCGGCCCGGCCTGATCGGAATAGACCAACCCGGCCTCCTGCCGCCATGAGAGCGGCACGCCGTCCGGCTCGCCATTATGGGTCAGCGGCAAGGGCCGCAGGCAGTCGGCGGGAAGTTCATAGGCAAAGTTCAGCGTGCCAGCGCCGCTGCCGGTGTCGAAGCCGGCGACCGAGGCCGCCAGGATAGCGAAGACATAGGCGTGCTTGGTCAATTCGGCCTCGCGGGTCAGGTCGAAGTGCAGATTGAGCAGACGCGCCGCCTTGGCGTCCTGGTCGAGGCTGTCGATCCGCGCCTCGTCGAGCACGGCGAGCGCCATGTTGGCGATGTCGAGCGGGGTGATGGCCATGGCTCAGGCCTCTGTCTGTGTGGTTGGTCGGGGAAAACGGGGCATGGTGCCTCCACGGCAAAAAGCCGCTTCAAGGCGGCTGGGGATTTCTTGTGATTGTGGCTTGGGCAGAACGTTGCACGTCTCGTGCAGGGAGCCGTCACGATGCCAGCCGCCCGTCAGGGAATGGGTGGCACGTGCTGCGTGATCCGTCTTTTTTCCATTCGAGCAAGGAAGACGGCAATGCTTCGGTTATTGCGGTTTCACGACACCGCCGCACAATGCGGCGATGTCTTGCCTGGATTGAGTCAGCCGATGCGTGCGCTGGTCGAGATCCCTGTTTCGGCTGACTTGGCAAAGACGCTTGCTTTCACCCTTCCGATACCTCCCGCCATAGCCAAGCCCTTGTCCAGGGCATCTTGAAGACTTGGTGTGTAGTAGGCGGTGTCCTCCAGACCGCTGAAGAAGTTTATGCGATGAACTTCCCCCTTCTTGCTCATGACAATGCCCGCTTTTCGGAGCACTTCCTGAACTGTTTTGTACTTCACGTTCATAGTTACCTCCCTTGCTCAGACAAGGCAGCATCGCCCTTTCTTGTAACTGTTTGGTGCCGTCGATTGGCCAAACGAGCAACATGAACGTTGTGGCGAACCGCAAAATTCGCATCACTCCGGCGCGGCGCAGCGGGTGAACTTGGGATTCGCCACACCGGCCGACCTGGTGTCCAGAAGGGGCGGGACGTCTGATGCCCGCCCCTTCCGGCCGGATCAGGCCTCCATCGTTTTCAGCGCGATGAACGTCATGTGCTTGACGCTCGACGCCGTGCGGTCCCAGTTTGCCGCCAGTGCCAGCTCGGCATCGGTGGCGAATTCGCCGGCCGAGGACGCGTCGAGGAAGCGGGTGCCCGGCACATGCGGCACGAAATGCCGGCGGCCGACCATTTCGGTGACGCCGCCGCCATGGCCCTGCCGCGGCTTGCGGTCGAACTCGAGCGGGCCGCCTTCGGTGTTGACCGGCAGCTCGTTCCACAGGATCGCCTTGTCCTTGAACATGAAGGCGGTGTAGACGCCGCCGGCGACCGGAATATCGTCATCGACGACGGCCCTGAGCCCCATGTAGTAGGGGATCAGCGGCCCGCCCTGCTCGGACGACGGCACATAGTCGATGAGGTCGGCGAGCTTCAGCGCCTTCATCTGTTTCGAATGCATCCAGATCGTCTTGAACTTGTCGGCGCGGTCGCCCATCAGATAGGCGGCCTCGATGATGTCGGTGTCGACGATGGAAGCACCGGTAACGCGCACCAGATCGCTGCCGTCATTGGCGATGTTGTCGGCCAGCACGCCTTTCAGGATGCCGAGCAGCGTCAGCTTGTTGGCGCGCTGCCAGTAGTCGGTCTGGCGACGCACGATGAGCTTCTGCGGATCATCGCCGGCAAGGATCGAAGTCAGGTCCGGGATGCCCCAGGCCTGCGCACGCACATTGCGGGCCGCGACTTCGCGGCGCGCACCGATCTTCTTCATCTCGATCGAGTCGGCCGGGTCGTCATTGACCGGCTCCGAGGGATCGTTGCCGAGATCCTTCCAGCCGGGCATGTCGACGGAACGCCCGCCCATGGAGAGCTTCGAGGCGATGGCCGGGTCGGAAAACAGGATCCCGGCCTGGTAGATGTCGAGCGACTGGACATGCTCTTCGAACGAGTATTGCGCATAGACGGACGGAACGATCGCGTCCGCGATGCGGGTATAGGCGTCTGCCATTTTTGTCTTCCTTCAGGTTTGTGGGGATTGGCGGACCATGATCCAGAAAAGTGGAAACCGGTTTCGGAAAAGATCATGGTCCAATTTCAGAGAGGATTATTGGGCATCCACAGATCGGGGTTTTCGCCGGCCTCGCGTGCCAGCCGCCGGGCGCGGGCGGGGTCGCTTTTGACCAGCGCTGAGATGCCAGTCAGGTTGCGCTCGCCGGCGGCATTGCGCTTGAAGGGATTGCCTCCACTCAAGGCCGCGCCGCCGTCGATCGTGTCTTCGCGGAACATCGCCTCGCCGATGGCGTGGAACGCCTTGGCGATCTGCGGGTCGGTCAAGGCGCCATCCGGCAGAAGGATGCCCTTCGCCTTATAGGCATTGACCAGGCCGAGCTTCTTCATCGCCCTGTTGGCGACCTCGAGCTTCTGGCGAAAGCCATCGCTGCCGGTCGGTCCCCAATCCCGCACAAGGTCGTCGTGGGTCGTCTCGACCGAGCGGGCAACGGCGATTTGCTGTGCCTTGGCCTGCTCGGCCATGTAGCCGACGAAGCGGTCGTGATAGGCCTGCGCGACCTTCGGGGTAGCACCTGCCTCGACTGCCCAGGCCTTGGACGCATTGGCGAGCTCGTCCGAATAGGCGAAGTTTTCGGGGAGCCCGTCGGGGCGCCTGTACTCGACCTTGTCGGGCGAGGTCAGCGGACGCATCGCCTCGGGCAGTCGGGCATGGAACCTGTCCCAGTCTTCCGCGGCTGCATCGGCTGCCGGAACGCGCAGGCTCTCACCCTGCTGCCGCTCCAGCTCCGCATAAGAGGTGAAAACCCGATCGAGGCTTTCAGGCTTGGTCCAGCCCTTGGTTTCAGCAAGCTTGCGGTTGCCTTCGGAAAGACCGTCAAACCAGCTTTTGGCCGCAGGCGGGGCGGACCCGTTGTCCCCGTTGGCCGGTGGCCGTGCAAGGTTGCCCGCCGGTGGCGCCGCCACCGCGGACCCGGCGTCTGCCAGATCTGTCATGAAAAGATTCCTTATGTTGAGGTTTAGAGAGAGCCAGCGGCGAAGCTGCCAATCTCCCCCCTCGTGGGGGAGATGTCCGGCAGGACAGAGGGGGGCGCGAAGGAACGCGAGGATCCGGTGCACTTCGTCACCAACGCCCCGGGAAAGATTGCAAGCACGAATCAGCTGGATAAGCCGGCGGGACAGCGCCCCCCTCTGCCCTGCCGGGCATCTCCCCCACGCGGGGGGAGATTGGCCGTCACTTCCGCTTTCGCCAATCACCCATATCTGGAGGGAACCTAGATATTGTCGCCCCAGTTCTCCCAGAGCAGCGTGATAGTGCCGGTGACGGCAACCGTGCCGTCAGCGTCGATATCCGTGCCGGTGGCAAACGCCAGGTTGAGATAGAGGTCGACCGGCGTCACGGTGCCGTCGAGCGTAGCGGCTGCGGCAACATCGGCAATCGATGCGCTCGACAGCGCGGCACCCGCGCCATCCAGCGTGCGGCCGGTCGCGCCCAGCACATTGACCATGGTGCCGGCAAGCACAGCGCTCGATGCTGCCGTCGAGCCGAGCGACCAGGTCAGCGCGGCATTGTCGTTGATGGTCGACGCGCGGGTAGTCAGCACCGCGAACTGCAATCTTGCCGTGCCGCCCTTGATACGGATCTTGCCATCGATGAAATCGAACAGCTTCTGACTGGCATAGGCCAGTGCATCGGTGACCGGCACCGGCATGGCATTGAAGGAGAAGACGGTGCGGTAGGCGCCGCCCTGCCCGATCGTCCTGGCGGTAAGTCCCGCCTTGGGCGGGGCAAGGCCGGCTTCTCTGGCGGCGGCACGCGAAAGCGTCCGGGGAAGACCTCGGGTCATCTGGTATCTCCATTTTTGGGGATTTGAGGAAGGTTCAACTGGACCGCGGCACGTAATCTGCCGCAAATCTCATGGACATTTAGGCCTTCTGTGTGTATGTATACACAACATAAAGAGCGCCGATGTCATTCATAGGCGGATGGCTGGTGCGAAGTGGCTCGAAAAGGAAGTCACGCCCAGTTCAAGCACAAAGCCAAGCCGGGCCGCGTGACAGTTCCGCATCCCAAGCGCGACATCCCGATCGGCACTCTCAAGAGTATCGAAAAACAATCCGGCTTGAGCTGAGGTAGAGAAATGCGGAACTACATCGGACTGATCCACAAGCAAGCGGACAGCGACTTCGGCGTCTCCTTCCCCGATTTTCCGGGCCTGGTGACAGCAGGCGTCAATCTGGATGATGCCCGCGCCATGGCCGAGGAAGCACTGGCCTTTCATGTCGAGGGGCTGGTCGAGGATGGCGAAGCAATTCCCGAGCCGTCGTCCCTGGAGGAAGTGATGTCGGACAAGGACAATCTGAGCGGTGTCGCCATCCTGGTTCCCTTGAAAGCCGAAGCGGCGAAAGTCGTGCGCGTCAATGTCACCATTCCGGAAGATATCCTCGATCAGATCGATCGATATGCAGAGCGCCACGGCTACAGCCGATCCGGATTTCTGACCGCTGCGGCAAAAAAGGTGATGCAGATCGAGGCAGCGTAGCCCCTCGAAGGTCGATTTGAGATGAAGCTCCGTCGTCTTGTTCGGTTACATTTCTTTCCGAAACCGAGCTGTCAGACTAAAACAACCATGTCTTATTTCGTGAGGCTCAGTGCCTATGTTCCGCCGCAAATGCCACCGCACTTGGCAAAATCGGCCCGTGTATTAGTTCATAGACTTCAAGGGAGTACCAGACGATGACCATTTCCAGAGCCATTGCCGCCATGCTCGTAACCGCCGCATTGGCAGGCTGCGCGCAGACCGAAGCACAGCAGAGAACCAGCACCGGTGCGCTGCTCGGTGCCGGCGCCGGCGCTCTCGCCGGCCAGGCGATCGGCGGCAACACCAAGAGCACGGTCATCGGCGCGGGCGCCGGCGCCCTTCTGGGTGCCGTGGTTGGCAACGCCACCACGCCGCAGCCGCGCGGCGAACAGCTTTGCCGTTATCAGGATCGCAACAGCGGCCGCATCTACACCGCCCCCTGTGACGACCGCTATTATAACGGCGATTATTGAGCGTGCCCCCTTCTCCCCGTTCTGCGGGGAGAAGGTCCCGGCAGGGGGATGAGGGGCAGCGCAAACTTCTGAAATGCCGGCACCGCCCCTCACCTGCCTGCCGGCATCCTCTCCCCGTAAAACGGGGAGAGGGAAGCAGCTTCAGCCTCGGCGCATCCTTTTCCCTGATTTGGTCCTTCCGCTGATTAGAGGTCAGCGCTATCTTCCCTACCAAGGGGGACGAGCGATGCGGGCTATTGCAACTTCGAGGCCGGTGATCCTCCGCCTCGTAATCCTTTTGCTGGCTTGCTTGTTTGCGATGGAGCCGGCAAACTCGAAAGACGGCGACGTCTTCTTATGTACGGTGAGCGACTTCCGCACGTGGTCCGACATACCGTCATCTGGTAGCCCGGAATTCGTCGCAAATAACAAGGCCAGGAAATTCGATATCCAAGAATTTGCCGATCACTTCATTGTAACCAGCAAATCGAGCACGTTCAAACCATCCTCAACGAAATACGATATCTTCCAACGCAGCGTGTATCAGGTCGCTGCATTTGATAGCACGACATTCATGCTCGACACGTTCGTTATGAGGACAGCAGATGTTGAAGGTCCTCCGACCAAGGCGCGGGTCACGCTGCAAACTCCAACATATCTGAACACGTGGTATTTGGACTGCGCCTTGCAGAATTGATGCACCGCAGAACCGATGGCTATTCGCGTTCAGATATCCTGTAGCCCCAAACCCTACCTCCCCTCCGCCCTCGCCGCCTTCTCCAGTGCCGCCAGTTGCGCTTCGTCCAGCGTCAGGAACCCCATGATGTGCTGCACCACCTCGGCGCGGGCGTTGCTCAGCGCGCTGTGCAGCTCGAAGCCGTTCGGAGTTTTCGTCTTGGCCAGCCACTCGCCATAGGATGGCCGGCGATAATAGCCGGTCGCGGCCGTCAGGTCGGCCAGCACCATTTCGCCGTCCTGGCCTGAGAACACCCTGAGATAGGCCTTGGCCAGCGCATCCCGCGCCTTGGCCGGGCCGCCGGCCTGGCTGGAATGGGCGAAGCGTTTGCCGCTCATGCGCGCTGCCCGCCCGAAGCATCTTGCACACCCTGCGGCATCAGCCCGCCGAGCCCATCGAGCAGGCCGCTGTCGCGCGCCTGCACTGCGGCGGGCACGGCATCCCTGGCGACCTTGCCGGCGGTGGCGACCGCCGCCATGCCGGCCTGATCCTGCTGGGCCTTGGCACGAGCATCGCGAATACCGGCCACCTCGTCCTGGCGGCGAAAGATGCGCTGCGGGCTGCGGCCCGCGCCCTGCACGATCTTCAGTGCTTCATCGCCGTCGATATTGTCCATGATGCCGGGATCGAATTGCGCCATCTGCATGGCCGTCGTCACCACCTGGATGGTGTCGCGGGCTTCGGCCGAGCGGCGCAGCACGTCGAGCGGGCCGGTGAAGGTCGGCCGCAGCGCCTTGCCGGCGAGGCTCGCCGGCGGCAGGAAGCGGCTGTCTTCCTCGTAAAGTCCTTTGTCTTCCAGAATACCCAGCTCGCGGTCGAGATTGCTGGCAAAGCCGGCCTGGATGATCGAGCCGGACGGCCCGAGCAGCGCGCCCTTCTCCTCCTGCCGGATCAAGGCCTCGGTCGCCGTCATCTGCGGGTTCTGCACCAGCGTCTGGAACAGGTTGACGAACATCATGTCCCGGATCTCCTCGGCCCGGCTGTCGGCATAGTTGAAGGCATAGGTCGGGTTCTGGCCGGTGGCGATCGGCGCGATCAGCGGCCGGCCGGCGTCGTCGATGAGGCCGGGATAGTTCTCGCCGGGATTGAGCACCGGCACATAGTCGAGCCGCGCCTTGGACGCGGTCGCCGGATCGGTGATCTGCTGCAGGGCGCGCAGGCCGGAGCGCCGCACGGCGTTCTCCTCGCGCACCGTCGTCAGCGCCTCGATGGTCGGCGAGATGCCGTAGGGATCGCCCTCGTAGCGGCGCCAGTTGAAGCACGATACCGGGAACGAGCGAAAACCGCTTTCCCTGACGATCACCTCCTCGTCCTCGATGACGTGATAGGAAGCGAACGCCGTATCGAGATACTGATAGGTGCCGCTCAGACTGTACATCTTGCGCTCGTCGCGCGGCTGGATGCACTGGATCAGCGAGATCTTCGTCTCGCATTTCGAGGGGTCGTCGACCAGAACCTTGATCCGCACCGGCAGCTTTTCATAGCCGAGCAGTTGCGCCGCCTGCCGCGCCGTGCGCTCGTAGCGGCGGTGGAAAATATCGACCTGGCCCCAGCGGTTGCGCGAGAGATAGCCCTCGACCACGGGGATCGAGGCATAGCGGATCAGCGTGCCGCCAAAACCCTCCTCGGCGTAGAGATAGGCTGGGCCGTAGCGCACGACATTGCGCAGGCATGCCTGTGTTGCCGGCACGAAGTTCGAATTGGCGGAGTAGCGCAGCGAAAACAGGAAATCGCGCAGCGCTTCCGCCCATTCCTTTTCCTCGTCGGTTTCCTCGTCGTTGATTGCCGCGGTCGACAGCCCATGCCATTTCTCTGACTGCGGGATGATCAGGCTTTCCAGCCCGGCGGCCAGCCGGTTGGCGGCCGAGTTGATGGTGTTGGCGTAGACGCGCGCACCGCGCCGCTCCTGCCGTTCGGCCTGCGAATCCGTGCCGGCCTGGCGGCGGCCGCTCCACATATCGGGCGCATCGGGGTCGCAGAATTCGGACACCGCCTCCCAGACATGCTCGTACTGGCTGCGTTCGCTCTCCAGTTCTGCCTGTCGCGACAGAATATCGCGAGCACGGGAATCGCTCATGGTCAGCCTCGCTTGATGGATTTGATTGAAAAGAAGCGGCGGGACGCCGAAGCTGCCGACCTCCCCCTTGTGGGGCCCTTGTGGGGGAGATGTCCGGCAGGACAGAGGGGGGCGCGAAGGATCGCAAGCCTGCGTTTTTTATGTTTTTCCGACCGGATTCGCCCAACCGGAATTCGCCTAACGTCGCGTTACAAATGATCCACAAGCCGGCGGGACAGCGCCCCCCTCTGCCCTGCCGGGCATCTCCCCCACGAGGGGGGAGATCGGCAGTTTCAGCTGATCATGCGCTGCCCTCGAGCGCCGGGCTCCGCCCAAAACGCTGCACCACGAAACGTCCCATCTTCTGGCCGGGCACTTCGATCAGCGTGTAGGTGATCCAGGACAGCAGGCACACCACCGGCAGAACGACGACAGTGACGACCGCAAAGCGCAGCGGCGCCGACAATTCGTGGCCGAACTGGGTGATGACCAGGGCCGCGACCGGCTGGAGAACCAGCAGATGGATCAAATAGATGCTGAAGGAAAGCTCACCCATCAGATGAAAGAACCTGTTGGCGAGCGTCATGGCGATCTTTCTGGCCACGATGCCCATCATTCCCGGCAGCATCCGGTAGAGAACCAGGGCAAAGAAACCCAATACGAGCGCTTCCCGCATCAAAAGCTTGCCAAGCCCATAGCCGCCGCCGAAGGGCAGCGCGGCCAGAGCCATGGCCAACGCCAGATATGCGAAGGGCCGCTTTTGCCTTTGATGGACGATGCCCGCCAGCAGCATCCCGCACAGGAAAATCTGCATCTTCAGCGGCAGGAACGACGGCATCGGAAAATGCACCGACAATTGCCCCATCAACAACACGATCGCGCTGCCGGTGGCCGCGACCAGAATGGCGCTCCATACCCAGTCAAGCCTGCGCACCAGCAGCATGATCGCCGGAAACACCGCATAGAACTGCATCTCCAGCCCGAGGCTCCAGTCCGGCAGCGGCGTGCGATAGGCGAAATTCGGCACCAGGCCGAACAGGAACAGCAGATGGGCGCCAATATTCTTCAGGCCGCTGTCGAGATAACGCTCGGGCGCCTGCGGCGACCTCAGCAGGAACTCGTCGATGACCATCCTCGACTGGTAGAGATAGGGGCCAAGAGCCAGGGCAGCGAACAGCATGATGTAGAACAGCGGCGCTATCCTGAAGTAGCGGCGGGTCCAGAATTTCAGCCAGGTTTCCGGCCTTTGCCAGGGCTCCTTGTCCTGGCGCAGCTGGTAATGGAACACCATCAGGAAGCCGGACAGCATGATGAACAGATCGACGCCGAGGTCCGGTTCGCCGAGGATAGGAACCTGCCAGCCGGTCAACAGCAGGCAGTGCCCGATAAGCACCCAGATCGCGGCGAGCGCCCGAAGCCCGTCCAGGCACTCGATGCGCGATGTTTCCGTCATGCCGAACTTCTCGATAGCCATGTTGCAATGCAGCATGGCGGCTGAGGGAAGAATGTCAACCGTGCGGAAGGAACACGATTTGCGCTCGGTTGTTACGGAAAACGCGGAAGCTGCGATCTCCCCCCTCGAGGCCCCTCGAGGGGGGAGATGGCCGGCAGGCCAGAGGGGGGCGCGAAGGAACGCCAGCCTCTGTTTTCGTTTCCCGCCGGAATGAGCCGATGGCGGCAACTTACAAATTGATCACCAAGGCCGGCGGGACAGTGCCCCCCTCTGCCCTGCCGGGCATCTCCCCCACGAGGGGGGAGATCGGCAGCATCACCCGCCTCTCTTCTTCACCAACCTTGCGTGCCGGCGCCAGTACCACCACGCCAGCACGCGGTTGCGGAACACTCTTCTCATCGCGCCCATGTCAAACCCCCAGCAGCACGCGGCGCTGGCCGGTGAGCTCACTGGGCGACAAATCGGTCTTCACCGTTCCCGCGGTCCCATCATTGGCCGCCAGCTGGGCCCGCAACGCGGCCTCGCGCGCCTGCACGTCCTTGTCGGCAATGGTCGGTGTCGGCGGCAACGGCTTCAGCGCCGGCGGCTTTTGAAAAAGGCACATGGTTTTCTCCAAAGTGAGAGATTCTCGTCCAGTCGTAGAGCAGAAAATCCTCGCCGTTCCGGCCGTAGCCCGGCAGGCGGCAGCGTTGCGTGGCACCAAGCCGGGCCAGCCAGCGCAGCGCCAATTCATTGGCGGCCAGCGCTCGCGCCTCGACCCGCCAGGCGCCGTGCGCCGCAACCTGCGGCCCGAGCACGGCGTGAAAGAATTCCGTAATCCCAGGCACGCAGCGCCTCATGCGGCGCGTGCCCCAGTTCCAGGCGATCCACAGCCCGCTGCGCTGTTCGGCGGCGCCGAAGCCGGCCTCCGGATTGCCGTCGAGCTCGGCAACATAGGCAAACCCCTGCAGCGCCGTCAGCGCCAGCAAAGCCGGCGACCACTCGTCGAACTGGCAGTCGATCTCGGCTCGATCCTCCGGCCGCAGGTTGGCGGCAATATAGGAGAGATCGCGCAGTGTGGCGGGGATGATGCGGATGGTCACCGAAACGCCCCCAGCGGATCGGCCTGCCCCGCCTTCCGCCGCGCGGCTTTGAACACCGCCGGGTCGACCACCGCTTCCCTCAGCATCATCACGCCATAGCGGGTCGCCGCCATCAAATCGTCGCGCAACTTCACCACCTGGCCATCCCGGCGGTGATAGAGCCGGAACTCCTCGAACCACGGCAAAAGCGTCGAAAACACCTTGAAGCGGCCTGATTGCATGCGATCGAGCATGTCCATCAGCCCGGCCTCGACCGATACCGAACCGTCGGCGAACTGCGCATGGCTGGCGAGCATGTTCAGCCCATGTGCCGAATATTGCTTGGCAAGCGCGGTGCCGGCACCCTCCAGTGTCTCGCGGCGGCCGTCGCGCGGCCATGCCCATGGCAGCCATTCGCCCCACGGTTTCAGAGTCAGCGCCTGCATGGCGGGAGTCTGCTGCGAAGCGCGGCAGGCCTTTGTGACATAGACGACGTCGGCCTCCGTATCCCAGGCGAGCTCGACCGCCGCCGAGGGATGGTCCCAGCCGAAATCGAGTGCGCCGAGCCGCGGCCAATAGCGCGGCAGCGGGAACGGCTCACAGGCGATCAGCTCCTCGGCCACCGGAAATATGCGGCCGGAGCCGAGCACCGGAATGCCTTTGGCCCGCGCCTCACGCTCATGCGCCGGATAGGCGGCAATGATCTCGGCGCGCTGCTGCGGCGTATAATGCTCGGCATCGTCGATGGTCATGAAGGTGACGTGACGGGTCATTGTTTTCACCCTCGCGGCATTGAATCATGGTGGCAGGTGTTGGACGTATGCTGCTGTTCGGTAAGATGTTTTCATGATGGCGGGACAGCGCCCCCTCTGTCCTGCCGGCCATCTCCCCCAAGGGGGGAGATGGCAGCTTCAGCGTCTCGCTTATCCGCAAGCATTGGAGATTGGCGAAAGCCAATGCGACATCCAATCTCCCCACTAGAGGGGGAGATGTCCGGCAGGACAGAGGGGGGCGCGAAGGAACGCGAGTTGCGCGATTTCGCAGCGCTGTCATCCCCTCCCCATCCCTCCCACCTGCTCCGCGGACAAAAACAGCAGCACCACGTCCGACATGCCGAGCAGCGGCGTGAAGGTGACGATGGTGATGCCGCCGGTGGCGTTGGTGCGGGTCAGCCCTTCGGAATAGATGTCGAGCGGCGGCTCCTCGTCGAACCAGACGCCGTGCAGCGTTTCGCCCTGCCATTTCTCGCGGCCTTTCTCGTAGCTCTTGAACGACAGCACCGATTCGTCGGCCTGGACATCGCCGCCGCCGCCCCAGCGCACCACGATGCTGTCGAGCGCGCCCGGCGCCCGTCCCGCCATCGTGCTGACGAGGGCGTCGGCCGGGATCATCCCGGTGCCCCAGGCCGCCTGCTGCTGTGGCGGGCCGATCAGGATGCGCTGCGGGTTGTCGCGCGTGCTTTCACCGGTGACGCCGGCCGCCCACATCCGTACCGCACAATCGAAAACCTTGCCTTGCCACCAATCGGGATAGCGGCCGGTGAGGTGCATCGCCCACTCGGCGCCGCCCGCCCTGGTCTTGCCGAGCTGGTTGCCGGCCATGAACAGGCGCTCGCGATTGGTCGCGCCGGCTGCGTGAAATTCGGCCTGTCGGGGATAAGGCCGATAGGCGGCAAGCTGGTTAGTGCGGCGCCTCCGGTCCAGCTCCGCCAGCAGGCTGAGATATTCCTTCCTTGCCGCCCGGCTGGGCGAAGCCTTTTGCGAAGTCCGGCTTCTCGAGGAACGGCCTAAGGACGGCTTCGAGGCCGCGGATGCGCTGCCTGATTTCGTCATCGCTCAATGCATCCAGATTGTTGATGTTGACACTAAGATCCTTGGGCAGCACCGAGAGCACGAGCTTCAGATACTGATCGGGCTTTTCGGCGCGCACCTCGGCGATGACGCCGGCGCCATGGGCGCGGAAATCGGCGCGGATCGCTTCGAGGAAGCCGTCGGCCAGCGTCTTCTTCGCCCGCTTGGTTCGCTTGCCGGGTGCTTGATCGTGCGGCTGGGGATCGCCGGTGGAAGGAGCCTTGGCCAT